CGTACTTCGCGAAAAGTCTTGAGCAGGCGAGTCGACTGACGCATCGGCTGGAGGTTAGCGAGAATTATATCCTGACGCGGGAGAGGAAGGGTCTCTTTTGCGCGCCACCCGCCGAGCAACCTGCTCAGTATAACGGGTTTTCGTCAGAACTTGACCGGGCAGCGTCTGTTGCTCAGGGAGTAACACCACCTTACAATGATCCGAGTACTCCGCAAGAGCTTCTGGAACAGCATTGTTGGCTGGATTTGGATGGCGACGGATTCGCGGAGCCTTATATTGCGACTGTTCGGACTGATTGTTCTCATCTCTGTAGGATTGTTGCGCGCTTCCACTCGTCTGGGGTTAAGCGGAACTCGACAGATGAAGTTTATCATATCGACGCCATCAACTACTTCACGAAATACCCATTCATCCCATCTCCAGATGGCGGAATCTACGATCTCGGCTTCGGTATTCTGCTGGGTCCCCTGAACGAATCAATCAATACGCTTATCAATCAGCTTCTGGACGCGGGAACCCTCTCCACCACGGCTGGAGGTTTCTTGGGGCGTGGCGCGAAACTTCGTTCTGGGGAAACCAGCTTCAAGCCGTTTGAGTGGAAGCGGGTGGATTCGACTGGAGATGATCTCCGGAAGAATATCGTTCCGCTGGACACTAAGCCGCCGAGTCAGGTCTTGTTTGCTCTGCTACAACTCCTGATCAATTACGGCGAGCGTGTTGGTGGGGCGACTGATCCGCAAGTTGGGGTGAATCCGGGACAGAATACTCCGGCCGAAACCTCCCGCAACATGATTGCTGAGGGTCAGAAAGTTTTTATCGGGATCTTCAAGCGTCTTCACCGCGCCATGAAGTCCGAGTTCCGGAAACTCTACCTGCTCAATCAACTTCATCTGAACGATGTGACAACTTTTTACCCGGCCGCAGCTTCCATCCCAAGCAAGGTTCTTCGGGAAGACTATATCCCGTCGGAGAAGAGTATCTGCCCGGCCGCTGACCCCAACATGGTGTCTGATGCGCAGAAGATTCAGCAAGCCCAATTTCTTCGTGAGGCGAGCGCAACTACGGCGGGGTATGATCGCGGAGCGGTCGAACGGAGATTCCTTCGCGCCCTTCAGATCACGGACATCGAGACGATTTATCCTGGTCCGGACAAAGTTCCTGCCCCTGTTCCGATCCAGTTGCAAGTCGCGCAACTCAAGGCGCAGACTCAAGCTGCTCACGATCAGAGTACTATGAAGATGGCAGCTTACGAACTCATGGGAGAGGTCGAACTCAATCAAGCAAAGATTCAAGAACTCCGTGCAAGTGCTGCGAAGCTACTTGCCGAAGCACAGGGCGCAGAGAGTGGTCATGCCATCGCACTCCTCAACGCTCAGATAGGAGCTGCCAAAGCACACCAAGACGGTTTGCTGCGGTCGGCCAAGATAATCCTCGATGGCATTAAGATGAAACAGGAGATAGGAAATGGAAACACGAGCGAAGGTTCTTCCAACCTTGGAGGAATTCAACAGTTGGTTGACACATCCAGTTACGGCGGCGGTCCGAGCCTTCCTGGAGGAGCAGGTATCCCAGGCGCAGGTGGACTGGGTTAACGGGGTCTTCACGGGAGCTTCGATGGAAGAGACTGTTCAGTTGAATTCGGAAGCGATTGGGAAGGTCCGGGCGCTGGCATTGATCAGCAGTCTCGAATACGGCGATCTGGAAGGGAGCATGTGATGTCAGCAGGTATCCGTCCGGTCGGGCATGTGGTGTTGGTTCTTCCTCTTGAGGTTGAAGAGGTCTCAGCAGGTGGAATCATCGTTTCAACTGGATCGCAGACTCGGCGCGAGGAAATGGGGCAGACTGAAGCTACCGTTATCTCGCTCGGCAATACGGCTTATGCAGATCAAAAAGAGCCGTGGTGTCAGGTTGGGGATCGAGTGGTTTTCGCTCGATACTCTGGAACTGAAAGAAAAGGGTCGGACGGAAAGATGTATCGTCTGATCAACGACCTTGATGTTAAGGGTGTCTTGGAAGGAGAGAAGTGATGGGCTACATGCTGAAGCGGTATCTGGAAGAAACCACGGATGGAGATCCGGGCGGCGGTGGTGCGGCTGATGAAGTTGCGCTGGCGGAAGAAAAGGAAGCTCGTGTTTTCGGTTGGCGTCCTGCGGAAGAGTTCGATGGTCCGCCGGAACGCTGGAAATCTGCTGGTGAATTTCTCGCAGAAGGCAAGCGCATCAATGGTTTTCTGAGAAAAGATCTGGATAAGCTCCGCAACGAGCTGACGAAGCGGGACCAAACCCTGGCTGAACTCCAGAGCACGATTGTACAATTTGCCGAGTTTCATCGGGAAACGGAGACTCGTGCATACGAAAGAGCGAAGAAAGAACTGCAGGACGCCCGTCGGGATGCTCTGCGAAACAACGATGGTGACATGGTAGTTGAGATTGAGGATCGCCTGAATGCCTTGGGGGACGCACCCCCGAAGCTTCCGATCAACATTCCCTCACCTTCTACTACGCCCGAGCCTGACCCGACCTGGGTTGCTTGGGTGAATGAAAATTCGTGGTTCAAGGACAATACGAAGCTGCGTGCTATCTCAAATGGCTACGCAGATATCGTCAGGGCTGAAAGTCCGAACTTGGTTGGTCGTCCATTCCTGGATGAAGTGAAGAGACGTGTGCAGGAAGACTTTCCGGAGCATTTCCAAAGTCCTGCTCGCCGTCAACCTACTGCGGTAGGTAGCAGTGATGACAGTCGTGGACCGAGCGGATCGCGTAAGACCTACGCGGATCTTCCGGCCGAGGCAAAGCAAGCTTGCGACAAGTTCGTCAAGCAGAAATTAATTCCCTCGCGCGAAGCATACGTTCGCGATTACTTTGGAGATGCAGTATGACTCAGACAATTACCCCCACTCCCCAGGTTCGCACCCAAGCTGACCGACCGAAGCGTGAATCTCGAGTTCCCTTCGGTGTCGCTCGGACCAAGCTTGAAGTCCCTATGACACTGGAAGGTTATCACCTTCACTGGGTCAATGACTCGGCTGGTCGCATCCAGGAGGCCCAACGCGGAGGTTATACCTTTGTCGAGCCTAAGGAGGTTCAAGCTGTCGACGACGGAACACAAGTTAAGCGACTCGTCGGGCGAAATGAAGATGGATCTGCGTTGTATGCCTACTTGATGAAGATCGAGACGGATTTCTACAACGAGGACCAAGCAATGATCCAGAGAGAAGTTGACCGTTTCGATACGGCGATCCAACGCGGAACTATCGACGAAAAGTCCGGCGACAATCGCTACCACAACATCCACATCAGTAATTCTTAAGGAGCCCTTTTATGGCAAACACTTCCACTCCCTTCGGTCTGCGGCCTGTCCGTAGTCTGACCGGCGCTCCCTGGAATGGTGCAGCAACCATGTACTACATTCCGTCGACCGACACGAATGCTTACTTTGTTGGGGACACTGTCGCGTCCCTGGCAGGTGGTGACGTTGTTTCGGGAGCTTCCTCTGTTGTTCTCGTCGGCACCCGCAACGCGGCTACGACTTCTGGCGCCTCTCGCGGCGTGATCGTTGGCATCGGTGTGAATGCTGGCAATGCGGGTTCGTCTGCTCCGTTGGGAGCTGATCCCGATGCGCTCGGTACGATCTCGATTCCGGCTACCAAGACCAAGGCCTACTTCGTGTGGGTCTGCGACGATCCGACGACGGTCTTCGAAGCGCAAGCCGACTCGATCGCTGCAACGGCCTTCAACAAGAACTGCCCGCTGTTTGTGGCTACTGCTCCGTCTGCCCCGGCCTTCAACTCGGCCAGCTATGCGCAAGGTTCCGCCGCCAACACGACCCAGGCTCTTCCGCTGAAGATCATCGGTGCGCCTAATCGGCCGGACAACGACCTGACCTCCCCCGGCACCTACGCCAAGGTCTACGTCATCTTCAACCAACATGAGCTGGGCGGTCCTAACACCGCTGGCGTTTAAGGAGTAAAAACATGGCTGGCGTTATTTCCACTAGCAACCACCCCAAAGCACTCTGGCCGGGTGTCAAAGGTTTCTGGGGCCGCACCTACAACGATCATGTGACCGAGTACACGGATCTGGTCGACACCGATACCTCCGAAAGGGCCTACGAAGAGTTCGTGCAGATCACTGGTTTCGGCCTCGTTCCGGTCAAGCCGCAAGGCAAGGCTGCTGAATACGATTCGGAAACCCAGGGCCCGACTACCCGATTCGTCCATGTGGCGTATGCCCTTGGCTACATCGTCACGCACGAAGAGCTGAAGGACAACCTCTACATGGAGGTCAGCAAGACTCGTGCAACCAGCAATGCTCGCGCCTTCCGTCAAACGAAGGAACGTGTGGTCGCAAACATGTACAACCGGGCGTTCTCCAGTTCCTACCTCGGTGCTGACGGCAAAGCTCTGTGCGCGACGGACCACCCGAATGTTTCGGGCGGCACGTACTCGAACAAGCTTACGGTCGATGCTGACCTGTCGGAAGCCTCCGTCGAGGACATGCTGATCCTGATGATGCAGGCGACGGATGATCGTGGTTTGCTGATCAACCTGATGCCTCGCAGCTTGCATGTGGCCCCGGCAAACTGGTTCAACGCGAATCGCATCTTGAAGTCGGCCTACCAAACCGGCAACGCGAACAACGACATCAACGTCCTGAACGCGACGAATGCCTTGCCGATGGGTGTGAAGCTGAACCACTACTTCACAGCACCGCAAGCCTGGTTCGTTCGCTCAAATGTCGAAACCGGTAAGGGTCTGCTGTATCTCGAGCGTGAAGGCATTACGTTCGAGCAGGATAACGACTTCGATACGAAGAACGCTAAGGCCCTGGGCTACGAGCGTTACTCTGTCGGGTTCGTTGATCCGCGGGCCTTGTATGGCTCGAATGGTCCGTAAGGACTAAGGTGTGGTGGGGGTAGCGTGATCGCGTTACCCCATCGTAATGTGTTCGTCACTCAACTCAAGGAGAATCAAATGGTCGCAAAGAAGAAAGTCCCTGCACGTCCGGCTCCCGCTCGTCGTCCTGGGAAGTGCTGAAATCAGCAACAACCTTACGAGCTAAGGCTCGTTAATCCAATAACGTAAGGAGTTTTATCATGGGAAATCCCACTCGCTTCAAGAATGGCGTCACGAACAACGGTATCAATACGCCTACCGGAAACCTGACTGTTCCGGATCGCAACAATCTGTGCATTTACCAGAATGACTTCCTGCAGTACGCCGCCGGCGACTGGACCGTTGTGGCTGGTGGTGCCGGTTCAAGTACCGCCCTGTCGACCACGATCGTGGGAGGCGCACTGGCCCTCACCTGGGGTACTTCGGGCACTCAGTCCAACACCCTGACTGGCGGCGCATTCAACTTCAATCCGGCAACTTCCAGCGGCAACGGTCTTCAATTCTGGTTTGAAGCTGGTTTGGTCCTTCCTGCAGATACCTCCGCTCCGAACTATGTGATTGGCGCGATCAAGGGTGCCCCTACTTCCCCATCTGACGGTGTGTATTTCACGAAGGCCGCGGCTGGCACCGCATGGCAGATCGTGATTAAGGCCGCAGCTGCCAGCACTACAACGGTAACTCTTCCATCTCCGGCGGTCGCTGTTAACTCCGCCCGCACGTCGATTGGTTTCTACTACGATGGTCGTGGCAATCCGACGTTATATGTTTACTACGGTGGGGTATGCGTAGGTTCCTTCGGGGCCAATGGGACGCTCGGAACCCTGGCAAACCTTCCAGCCAATACCATTCTCCTCAACCCGACTATGGCGATTGGTACTGCAGCTGGCCCGTTGAACGTCGATTACCTGACCTGCGCTTGTGAGATTTCTGGTCGCGTGTAATTAATCTAGGGGCTTCGGCCCCTTTCCTTAGGAGATTAAGATGGCTGGTAAATATTCAACTGCAGATGCAACGGCCCCGGCACATGGGGCGCAGGCAGTAACCGCGAGTGATGCGACAGTGCTTCCCGGGACCCGTGCCCTGTGGATTGGCGGTGCCGGGAACGTGGCAGTGCGTATGTCTGGAAATACTGCGACTGTGACTTTTGTTGGCGTGGCTGCAGGAACAATTCTTCCGATACAGGTAGATAAAGTCATGTCTACGAACACGACGGCAACTAGTATCGTTGCTCTCTGGTGAGCGACTATGCACCTGAGTAAAATTAGTTTAGCGTTGCGGCAGTGGGGAGCGGCAGGATTCTCCCCGCTATCCCTCTTCGCCTCTGGGGAGCAAGGCGCATGGTACGACCCGTCTGATCTCTCCACAATGTTTCAGGATAGCGCAGGCACGACTCCGGTCACTACGGATGGTCAGTCTGTCGGTAAGATACTCGACAAGTCAGGGCGCGGCAACCACGCCTCCCAAGCCACCGCCGCCGCCCGCCCACTGTACAAG